AGCTCGCGCCTGCGCCCGGCGTCGTAGGGCGCCCCGGCTGCGAATCAGGAGGAGAACTTTGCGAGGGTGTCGAACCGGAGATCCAGCCCGTCCCGCATGACCGTCCCGCCGCCCGGCTGCGGCACCGTCATCGGGGAGCGCAGCAAACGGCCCAGGCCGAGGCCGGTGACCCCGCCCAGCAGCCCGCCTACGCCGTCGGAGGGCGGCGGCTTCTCATCCCAGAAAATACTTCACTTCCCCGGAGGTGAAGGCCGTGCATTTGAGCCGGTAGGGGCGGGGCTTGGCGGTCCCGTTCAGGCGGTTCTCATAGTCCGCCGTCCACTCCTCGACTTGCCTCCACTCGCCGCTGATGTGGCGCTCCAGCGCCACGGTGGCGCTCGCGGTCCCGAAGGACAGGGAAATGTCCGCCGAGCCGGACACCTGGAGGATCGGGGACACCTCGTCCGCCGCGTCGAAAGTCCCCTCTACAAATGTCGCCATGCGCGTCTCCCGTCATACCGCCCGGAGGGGACGCCCCGGGATGAGGAAGAAGCTAGGCGCCGTCCGACACAAGCGCCGGCTTCTGTTCCATGCGCTGCTCCCGCAGCGGCTTGTTGAAATGGCCCCGCCGAGCGCCGCCATCATAGCAGGTCACCGGAACCGGGGGAAGACCGTATAGCCGCTGTAGCCGTCCCCGCCGCCGAGGCGGGACTCCATCCAGCCGCCGGCGACGGAATACTGCTCCGGGAAGTTCTCCCTGGCATTGGCGATCTTCGCGTCGCGCAGCAGGCGGTCCCGCCGGGCCTCAAGCTGCTGGACCGCGCCGGGATTGGTCGTAACCCTGAAGGCGATTGCCTGCGCAAGCTCCAGCGTCACAAGCTCCCGGAACAGGGCGTCCCACTTGCGGGCGTCCTCCTCCCGGCGGACATACCAGCACCAAAGCCCATACGCGCCGCCCTCATTCCTCTGGCGCTCGGTCGCCAGGACCGCCTCGCCGACGACCTTCCAGACCACCGAGGTCCCGATGCCGTAGTTCTGGAGGGCCTCGTGCGGGTCATGGACGCCGAGCATCCGCAGGAAGTCCGCCGGAAGGTCGAAAGCGTAGGGGAATCCGTAGCCGCCGGGCAGGTCCGCGTCGCGGGTCCCCTCCGCGAAGAACCCCAGGGCGGACGCAAAGTTCCAGCGGACCGTTTCGAGCAGCCGGTCGCGGATGAAGGGCAGCCGTTCGTCCGCCGCCATGTAGCTGAAAGAGGTCGTGTCGGTGTTCCGCTCCCCCAGGTGGAGAAGCGCGGTTTCGACTACCGCCTGGCGCGCAGTCGCCTCATCTACGATATCGACCATTCAGGCACCGAGGACATACCGGACGCCGAGCGTTATTTTCCGCCCGGTGTAGGACACCTGGTTGCCCTGCGCCTTCACATGGCACAGGACCCTCCCGCTGCCGCCGGTCCGCTTGAAGGTAGCCGGGACGCGGACAACGGCCCCGGCGTTGTCTATGTCGTGGTCGGCGACCAGGGCGTTGTGGTCGCCGTCGATCCCGACATCCAGCGTAAAGCTCTCCGTGTTCTGCCAGCCGTCGTGCCGCACAAGGACGCCGGTGATGTAGCTTGCCGGGGGGAGGAGGAACATCCAGTAGAAGTCCCCGCCGCCTCCGTTCGCCGGGTTGGAAACGGTTGCGAGCGCCCAGTATTCCCGCGCGCCGACCTCCTGCGGATGGGCGCTCTGTATCGGGTTCCTTACCTGCCGGTCGTAGGTCGCCGACCAATGCACCGCCATCAGGCGGCCCCGATCACATACTGGACCCCCGCATGGATACGGGCGTCATCCGTGGGGTTGTGGTTCGAGAAGGTCAGCGTGATGTCCCCCGACCCCCCGACCTTCTCGAACTTGTGGGGGACCTGGAGCCGCTGGCCGGCAGCCGCCACCGAGTGCCCGTCCAGGAGCATATCGCCGTCATCGTCGGACCCGATGTCCACCGTGACATTCGACCCGAACGCCTCGTTGCGCAGGGAAAGGAGCATGACGATTGCGTTGGCCGGGAGGCGGAACAGCTTGATCTTGTCACGCGCCGCCCAGGCTACGCCCCCGATGTCGGCGAGCGCCCAGTAGGAGCGCCCCCCGACTTCCGTAGGAGCGACCAGTTGGGACGAGTTCCCTTCCTGGACCTTATAGACCTCGGACTTGTGCGTGGCCAAGGGTCACGCCCCAAGCACATACAGGCAGGTCACCCAGATATGGGCGTCATCCGTGGGGTTGGCGGAGAGGAACTTGGCGATCACATCCCCGTCGCCGCCGACCTGGCCCAGCACCTTCGGCGGCTGGAACTCCAGGTAGCCGGAGGCGTTGATGGCGTGGCCGTCCAGAATGGCGTCGCCGTCCGAGGAGGTCCCGATGTCGAGCGTCACCGAAGAGCCGAACGCCTCGTAGCGCGCGCCGACGGCGATGATCGTGGCGTTCGGAGGCAGGCGGAACAGCTTGACGGTGTCGTTCTGCGCCCAGTCCTCATCCCCGATATTGGCGGCGGCGACCTGGACGCCCTGCCCGACCTGCCAGGAGGCGGCGCTCTGGATAGGCTTGTCCGTCTGGGCCTTGAAGACCGCTGTCTTGTATTCAGCCATTCCGGCCTCCCTTAGGCGTGTTGCGTCGAAACCTCGACCACCATCTCGTCCTCGACCCGGACAGCGCCCCACTCGCCCCGCGTGTAAAGCTGGTTGGCGTTGCGCTTATCGACCCGAACGGAGGACATGGTGTTCGGCTCCTGCCAAATGAAGAGGCAGACCGCCGGCATGGCGAAGGCGTAGCACTTGCGGACATTGCTCGCCTCGGTGAGGCGCTCGCTCCAGATCATGTTGAAGCCGAGGAAGGTGTCGGCCTCCCCATGCACCAGGGCGCGGACCGCGTTGTAGTCGCTGCTCGTGACCTCCGTCGTCCCCAGCAGGTCCTCAAGCTCTTCCGCCGACCCGACGAAGAACCTGGGGTGCATGAGATCGACCTCGTTCTGGTCGAGGATGCGCTTCGCCTGGCGCAGCTTGTCCACCGTCAGCCCGGCGGAGCCGTGGGCGATCTTCTGGCCGGACGGCAGGGCCTTGTCCTCATTGGCGGTCTTCCCCGCCTTGGCCGTCCCGCCGAGCGCCGAGATGATGTCCTCGTCGATCTGGCGGCCCATCAGGGCGGCGTGGACCTGGAGGTATTTCCCGGTCGGGTCCGCCAGCAGCTTCGTGGTGTCCGCCTCGTCGAGGAGGTCCACATAGTCATACCTCTCGGGGTAGGCCCAGCGCCGGGTGTGCGGCGTGTTGTTCAGCGGGGTGTCGCCGTGGCGCTCGGTGACGCGGTTCGGCTTGACGCCCTTGCCGCCGATGAGGTCCTTGGACACCGCCTCGCCGACGACGCCTGTCTCCACCTCGACGGCGTTGCGCAGCCGGCTCATGGTCTGCTGCGAGAGCAGGCGCAGGTTCTCGCTGAACTGCTCGACGAAATGCTGCGGGATAGTCGTGGACACGCTCTTTCCTCCTTGGGACTGCCTTTCCGGTTGTCCGCCAGGAGGTTCCCCCGCCGCCTGCGGGGCCTTTACGGGCCGCTGAAACCCCCAGCTAGAGGATTACGGCGGGTTTGTCAACCCCCGTAGCGCGCCGCCTGCTCCCGGAGGCGGAGGGCTTCCGCTTGCAGCGCCGCCCGCTTCTCCATGGAAACGCCCTTGTCCCAGCTTTCGGCCACCAGCTTGTTGGCCTGCGCGGAAAGCTCCTGGCGCGACGGGCCGCCGCCGAACGCCCGCCTTCCCCCGGAAAGCCCCATGGCGGGGTCCTCCGCGAGCATATTGCCCAGCGACGCCATGGCGTTCATCACCGCCGCGTCCCGGTTCAGGCCGGCCTTCGCCAGGGGTTCGGCGATGCCCAGCCGGCGGGCCGCGTATTCGGACGCCTTGAGGTTCGCCTCGTAGTTCGACCCCCATGCCTTCCGCAGGGTGTCGGAGGCGGTCTGCGCGTCGAGGGCGCGCTTCATTTCAGCGGCCTTCATGGACTGCGCGCTGCCCTCGCCGAGGGCCTTGTAGATCGCGCCCGCCTGCATGGGCGTCACGCCGGCGGCGTGGGCCGCCTCCGAGAAGACCTTTGCGAACTCGCTGCCCGGGGCCAGGCCCTTCGCCGCGCCCTCCACCGGCTCCAGCTTGTAGGCGTCGCCCATTTCCGCCGGCCTGCCGAGGCGCTCCATGATGGGGAGGATGGATTCCGCCGTGATCTCCGCCGGGAGCGTGATGTCCCCCCGCTGCCCCAGCTTCTGCTCCAGGGCGACATAGGACTTCGCCATGGCCTGGGCGTCCTGGAACTTCGCAAGCCCCGTATGAGCCGCGAAGTCGGGACCGAGCGACTGGTGGAAAGTCTGTTGCGCGCCTTCTTCAGCCAAGGCTCACCTCCTCCTCAAACACCGCCGGAGAACCCTAAAGAGCCGACACAGCGACAAAGCCGACCCCCATCAGCCACATGGCGGCCAGCAATATCCATGGACCCAGGTCCCTCATCCCTCTCCCTCCTCCGGGAGCGCTTCCTCGACGCCGTGCAGCATCGCGTAGATGTGCAGCACGACAAACCGCGTCCCTTCGTTGAAAGCCATGGCCTGCGGGTTCGCGTCCAGGGTCGTCTTCCCCATATAGCCGAAACGCCGCAGCAAGTCATGCCAGACCACAACGCCCTGCGGCGTCTCGAACGCCTCCGCGTAAGCCTTGCGGACCTCCGCCTCGCCGACCCTCCTCATTGCGACGCCCTCACCATGGCCGCGTCCGCCGTGCGCGCGGCGGCCAGCGCCTCGACCGCATCCACGGAGGAAGCGCGCTCCTGCGCCTCCGCCTGGCGCGAACGCTGCGCCTGGAGGGCGGCCAGTTCGGCCCGGGAGCGGACGATGTCCGCCGGCGCTCCCGAACCGGCAAGGACCACCTCCGCGACCTTGCGGGGGTCGAAGATGTCCAGCGCCGTCGGGTCGATTTGCGCCCAGGGCGTCAACTGCTCGATAATGCGGGAGGCTCCCAGCGCTTCCGTCTGCATATGCGCGGCGCGCAGCGGCGACACATACTCGATCTCCAGGTTGTCCTCGTCGAACTCCTCCGGGAGGTCCAGGAGGCCCGCGCGCCGCAGGACGCGGAACACCCGGAACAGCATGGGGTGGAACAACTCCTCCTGGAGCCTGATGAGCATGGGCGCAATCGCCCGGTTGCGCTCGTCGGCCTGGTGGAGGACCTGCGTCGCCGTCTTGACCGGGGAATCCGGCGTTGCGAACAGCGGGGTAAAGAACCCCTCCCGGATAGCCTGCTGCCGCGTCAGGAGAAGCTCCTGGCCGTATTCCACCCGCGAGGAGCCGGGAGCCATGAGGGGCTGCGGCTGCACGATGCCGTCGGTGAAGGTGATGGAGCCGGGCCAGAGCCGGAGGGGCGAGACCAGCGCCCCGGACGGGATCATAAGCGGCGGGTCCACCAGCTTCTCCGCGCCCCGCAGGATGGTCTCCATCATGCGGTTGGTCATGCGGACATCCGGCAGGACGGTCATCCCCGGCGAGCGCCCGTATATCTCGCCGCGCGCCTTATACCAGCGGGGGACGACATACGGGAAACCGGCATACCCGCCGAGCGAAACGATCTTCGCCCGCGCCTTCGACACCCAGACCGACATCCAGGGCAGGACCGACGCCTGCATGGCCGCCCGCGCGGCCTGCTCCCCCGCGCCGGGCCGCTCCGCCATCAGCCGAAGGTCCGACGACGGGAACACCGCGTGGAGGACCTCGGTATCGCCCTGCTCCTCGAACAGCGCCGGGTCCACATCCGGCCAGCGCTGCGCCGCCTGCCGGAGCGACAGCATCTCCGTCCTGAAGCAGGTGTCGATAACCCCGTTGGCGTCCTCGTCCACCGCGATGTCGGCGACCGGGAACTCCCGGATGAGGAGCGGGTCCCCGGTCCCCACGAACAGGCAGGCGGTCCCGAAGCCGCCCAGGCTCATATAGGCCGAGTGCAGGCGGCTGTAGATATTCACATCCCGCCCGGCCATGAAGCGCAGCATCCGGGCGGCGGTCTCGTCGAGCGCCTCCCGGACAGCCGAAGGCAGGCGGCGCGCCTCCTGGCCGGCGACGCCCATCCTGAACCACTGGCTGGCCGGGTTGTTCAGGAGCGAATGCAGCGAAGAGGCGAACAACTCCAGCGACCGCATGGCGGTCGAATCC